GTAAATACTGGATACTTTACATGATGAATATATGCTTTTTGATTGGCTGTTGGTGTAGGCTTAACATATAAAGTGGCACTTTTCCCATCAGAACCAGAGGTATTTGCATCAATCCAATATACAGGGTCAGTAGCCGTTGCATAGTTCATTATATTTGATGAGTCTGTAGACAATCCTCCATACATTGAAGAGATTTTTCTGCATGGAATTTGAAATCCTCCTGAATCTGCTGATAAACGACTTACAAATAGAATATCTCCTGTTAAATCCATGTCCATAACAGTTGTACCATTATCAAGCTCTGTCGCTGTAGCACACTTTTCTTTAAATTTATTTGGGAGTTGATTTATAACCTCTTTTGCACCATCAGTCATCCATTGTGCTGCATGCTCATCAAAATCTTCTTCACTTGAAGTATCAGTTGTTGCATCTGCATTAAAATTTGATAATGCATGTATTTGTGCTGCAAAATCCATCTACCACTCCCCTCCCATGCCTTCAACAGATTCTTGCATTGACTGTTGAGTAAATTCTACTTGAGTTTGTCCTGACCAAGTTGTACGCATATTGATATGATTGCCAACTTTGAATTTATTGCCAAAAACATGACCACACTTACAAGTCATATCTCCACCTGATTCAACCTTGCCACCACATTTACAATAATACGTTCTTGCCATTTTTTCTCTTACCTTTAGTTTTCTTTTTATGTTTCTTAAATGCTTTTTTCTTTTCGTATTCGTTATTCCTATAACCCATGACTTATTTTCACTTCTTTTTATCGTGAACCTTTCCACCATCCATCATAAACATTTCAGAGCGATTACGAGCATCAACTGAGCCACCCATATTATACATAGCCATTTTTTGACCCGTTTTCTTTGAATACTCTTTTGCTTCTTTCATACCTTCTTTATCATAGCTAAATTTCTTATCACCTACTTTTGGCATTATATTACCTTCTTTCTATCTCTTGCATCTGTTAATGGTATATCACCATAGTCATTAATATATTCAAGCATTGCTAATGTTGATGGGTTTACAGAATCCTTTTTAATAATAAACTCACCACCTTCAGCCTCAATTGGTATTCCACCTTGAGCATGAGACTCACCTTCAAGAGTCCCCCCATGAGGATATTTTTTAAAATCTTTTTTACCAAACATATAACCTCCTTATCATTGAGGGATTTGGGAGAAGCCCTTTATACGACCTCTCCCCAGTTCCCAATAACTGTTATCTGTTAGGATTAGTTGTTTTTAAGCTCAATGTATTCGATAATGTAACACATTTTACCAGCTGTAAAAGCACCAGTGCTAGCTACAGTTCTAAAGTGAACATCTGTTTCAGCTGCTCTATAAGAAGCTGCAAATGTTCCTAATATAGCTGTACCCCCTAAAGCTGCTGTAAGAACATCATCAGTTGATGAACCTACACCTGCAGCAACAGCAGTACCAGAGCCTTCTAAACAATCAGCATCAAGAGTCCCAGTAAACTGAGTGCCCCCTGCTGATGTACCAACACTAACTCCAACTGTAGCAGTTGCATGAGCTGTGGCAGTGTGAACTACGGCTGTTAGCTTAGTAATAATTGAATTTGCAGGAACTGTCATAGCTCCAGAATCAATATTAGCTGAACTAGCCGTAAAATCAACAAGTTTAGACTCTATCTTAACAACACCTTTACTAGACTCCAATTTGACATTATTACTATTTTCATTAAGTATATCGCTTCTCATTATAATGCCTCCTCAAAGTTAAACAACGCATGTGTTTCAGGTAAAGAAACTTCAAGACCTGCTTCTGTAAGAATCATGTCTTTACGCAAATCTTCATCTGCTTGTTGCACATTTGTTGTAATTGAGGTGTCTCGATTTATGCCATTACCAACAAGTGGACGATATGATACATGGTCTAAATCAACCATACACATAAACTCACCTGACATTCCTCTGAACAATGGCTCTTTAACTAAAGATAAGTCACCATGAACAGTTTCTACCTTCATAACCTTGTGTCCAAAAGTTCCTTGAGATGCATCAAAGTTATACCTTGAACCACCGCCATTAACAATTGAATCACCGATAAATCCAGCACCATCACCAAGCTTATTAAACAATGAGATAACAGGCAATGAACATAATGCAAGTTTTGCACTGCTTCCACCACGAGCTGGGTCAAATACAACCTCTAAATCTCTAAGCAAATTATCATAAGTTAAGCTTCCTGCTGCAACAGTCTTTAAATAGGCTTCACCTTCTGTATAAACTAGTTGCTCACCATCTTCTATTGTTTGACCTTGACCATTTGCCATGATATGTCCTGCTATACCATCAGTGTATTGAACACCTCCAGAAGTAGCACGTTGTCCAAATAACATTGCACGTTCAATATCAATTTTATGCTCACGTAACTTTAAGTTCCAAATACGTTGCCATTCATCTGAATATCCACGATATTGAGTAGCACGAGCAGTATTTGACATCTCACAAGCTGTTTTAAAGATTTGAGTAAACCCATAATCATTATCTAGCTCTTGAGAAAATACATCGGGTGCACCTGAACCTTCGCCAAATGCAGTTCCAATAACAGTTGCTTTTGCACTAGCTGCTGGGTCTGCGTCACTACCAGGATTAGTAAGCCACTTAATATCAATTGATGTACTTGAATTAACTGCTTCTATTCTAGCATTTGCATGATTTGGAGCACCACTATTACCCGTTACAGATTCAACAGATATAACCATACCTTTAATGAGCCATGATTGAGCTGCGCTTATTGTTGCCGTTACAGTAGCTCCTACTGAAGCTGCTGCTAGGTCAGTTGAAATGACAAAACTTCGGTCTGTCATCGCAATTTTTGTTCTATCTTCCAAGAATCGGAATTGCGAATCCGTTGTTGGAACTTTTCCTACTTTTGACAAATATACAAAAAACGGAGATTCTTCTGGGGATAAGTCAGCGACCCTATCACTAAAGTCATACAGTCTACGTGTGCCTAAATTAGCACTGTCTACTGTATTTCCACCAGGAGTTCCGAATTTTACTTGTCCACTATTATAAGTAGCCATTTTTTTCTCCTAAGTTTATTTTAATGCGTTACTTCGTCCTCCAGCAGCGACAATTGAGTCCCACATTGCATCAGCGTCAGATTTTGGCATTTGAGGCTTTTCACCTTGTAATACACCACCAACTTGTTGAGGCTGACTTTGTACATTGCGTACTTGGTCTAATGGGCTTGGTTGTCCTTCGCTCACTGGAGCACCGTTAACAGCTTGCCACATTTTGATTACGTTATCCAATCCATACTCAGAAGGGTTTTTGTCTGCAAAATCAAAAAACGATTGAACTTGTTCATCATTCATTCCTTTTGCTTTAAGTTGAGCATTTAAATTCGCTCTTCCTGTTTCTTTGCGAATACCTTGAGTAGCTTGGTTAACAGCACCATCAATGTTTTGCTGTAGTTCTTGCATCCTAAATTTATAAGATGCAGATGTTGGGTCATTATAGGCTTCCCATGGGTCAAACTCATCAGGCTTAAGTACTACTTGTTGTTGTGCTTCTGGTTGACCATTAACTGCGCCTTTGATTTGCTCAATGACATCAGGTCGTGATTCCAAAAATTTGCCAATTTCCTCGTATTGCTTTAGCTTTTGATTTTCATTATAGAGTTTATCCTTTTCAGATTGTTGATACTTTGCAGTTTCTTCCCAATTGACAGGATTCTCTTCTTGTGTTTGTCCTTCATCTTGCCCTACAAATTCTTCGGTTTGACCAAGTTCATCTTGAAATTGATTTCCTAATTCATTTGCGTCCATTTTACTTATCTCCTTGTTTGCTATCTCTCTTCATCCTTTGAGTTTGACTACGTTTCTCTGCCTCTGTGGCTAAACGTAATTTCTCGGATTCGAGTTTAACAGCATTTGAAAGTCTTCCGACTTGTAATTTTTGTTCGGCTTTGCTTGATGACTCTGTTTCTTTAAGCCGTCCTTTAAACTTCTCAACCTCTGCAGCTTTACGGAGATGTACTGCTTCTCGGTCTCTAGTTTGTAAGTCACCAGATAATTTTTTAATTTGTTCTTGAGCACCTTGCAACTGTTGTTGTAATTGTGAAATAACATCAGTTCTTTCTAATACGCCTGCTTTATCAAATATATCTTGTTTTTTCAATGCTTCTACCTTATCAATTAAACCTGCCTGATATGCTTCCATATAAATATTCCACTCACCCCATTTATTTGATGGCATAGTAGAGTTACCAATAACACGAATATCAAATTGACCAATAGATACATCATTCTCAATTGATTGAAGCTCCATAGTCTTATCATCATACATTCGTTTATTTACAGTATATTCATTCAAATCATTGTTAGGTTGAACAATTCTAAATGTTTTCTTAAAATTATAATGAGATTTAGCAAGATTATATATAACTCGCCCTAATCTTTTTAATGAACCTTCAATGTCACGTAATTTAGATTTAGACCTTCTTTGCCCAAAATCTTCTAGCATCATTGTTGCGGATGATGTTTTTGGAGCTACCTCAGTATTTCCTTGCATCATTTCAAATATTCCCATATTTAAGTCAATATATTTTTCAATCATTGAAGGCAACTGAAGTATTGAACCTGACATAGGCTGAGGAGCAGGAAAATGAGGTTCACCTAATGATGGGTCATATTCAATTGTTGCATTTGGATTTGCCCAATCTTTCTCTAATTGTTCTATATTATCAACTGAACCTTCAGGAACAAGTAACTTTAACCCTGCTGATGCTTGTGCATGAGATGTAATTAAAGATAGTATCTTATTCAGATATACTTGAGAGTCTTTATTCTTGCGAACATCGCTCATCGGATAAGGAGTGTTAGTCCATATATTTGGTACTGGAACGATAGGGTAAACATCAGTATCCAGTACTCTTTCGTATAAAACAATTTGCCCAACAATGCAAGTCAATTTAATCCTTGTTTGCATTACTTTAGCAATGTCAATCATACCCTTTTCAACTGCCAATTGCATACGTTCATCTTGAAGTAATGCTTGGAGTTTTTCATCATCAAGAATTTGCTCATCTCCAGATTGCATGTCAATAACACGATAATAAGCAACTTTAATTTTTGAGAAAGATTCAATTAATCTATATTTTTCAGAACCCTCCCCATAGTC